ACAATTATAGCAAAATAAACGAGGCTAAAAATGGCAAAAACACCCCCAATTCCGAAGGGTTTGGTGTTACGGGTGAAGAAAAAACCCACCGGAAAGCGTTGGACCAAACAAAATCCGGATGAATTGAGAGGCCGCAAGAGATTGCATGAACAATCGCCTCTGACCCGTATGCAAGAAAAGTTTGTAAAAGAACTGGTTTCCAACGATGGAACCATTACAATGTCAGAAGCCGCAGAACGAGCGGGCTACACGAAAAAGTCCGCTCCTGTTCGTGCGTCTCAGATGACAAACCCCCATATCAGTCCACACGTTTGCGCCGCCATTAAAAAATATCGTGACGAGCTAGATGAGAAGTTTGGCATTACGTATCAAAGACACGTGCGAGACTTACAGCGCATTCGTGATCTAGCCATTGAAAACGGCGCGTACAGTGCAGCAGTGCAGGCGGAATATAGGCGAGGTCAGGCGCAGGGCGATATCTACGTCAGTAAGTCTGAAATCCGTCACGGCAGCATTGATAGTATGAGCCGCGAAGATGTTCAAAAAGCTTTGGATGAATTGAAGCAAACATATGGCGCAATTGACATTACCCCAGACGAAGATGGAAGCGGGGCTGTATCAGCAATTGAAGGCAGCTACGAAGAGATCGACGCGGACGCTGATTCTTACGCGGATTGAAAACTGGGCAAGCCAAGGCATTCCTGACCTTCTCATATGTGATGAGCTAGGAAAGTTTCACTTTGTTGAATTGAAGTTTTGTAAGGCTAACGCGGTTAATCTTAGCCCGCATCAGGTTGCATGGCATATCCGTCATAAGACTTCATCATGTTGGACTTTGATCAAAAAACAAAACAAGCCCGACAGCCCACCCTTTCTTTTTGTATATCATGCGGATCAAGCAATGGATCTAAAGGCGGACGGTTTAAAAACTGAGCCGCGATTAGCGCACGAAAAGAAATTTTTGTGGGATGACGTTTTCAACTTGATATGTCCTATTTAATCGCATATTCTCTCATCATCAGAAAGTGAGGTAAAATGCATTACAAAGACATAAACAGATACATGTTCGAAGACATTCAGATGTGTATGGAAAAAATACATGCTTTTGACAGGCTAATGACTGATCCCGATTTAGATAGTTTTTGGGATAAGGTGCCGCGTAATGAGCCCGTTGGACATCAGAAAATTGTTTGCGCCGCGTTAGAGCAAGCGTTTAGCGCTTTGAACCGTGCGCAGTTAAATTGGTTAGCCGCTTCAAAGTATAATAACGCCGCGGTTGATCCGTTGCCTAATCGGAGGGCGGTGTAAATGTTTCTGCTTAATTGGATAGGCCGCTTATTATATGGTCCGGATTTTGACGAATTAAGCCGCCGCGCAAATAAGCCCCGCCGTCGCAGAAAATAAATAAAAGTTTACCCGCTTGCATAGCGGGTTTTCTTTTGTTATGAGTATGGGATAAATCTTATATGAGGTAAGACAATGCTTTTAGAAAAGAATAAGCGTCATCATGGAACCTATGCGTTATTTGCAGATGATCGTCATATTTGCACGTATTCGTATAAAGAAAACGCGGAAAAGGCCGCGGACGATTTAACCGAGCATGATAGAAAAAACGGGCGAAACACTTTGTATGCCGTAAAAGAAATTGCTTTCTTGTCATCTAATCGGGGTTGAACAATGCTAAGAACAGTTGAAACATCACGTGCAAAGAAAACCAAAGGAATAGCCGTCACATACAGAGCGGGCCGCGGGGATAAATTCGGAACGTGCCCGCCGTCATGTGCTTTAAACGATAGCGGAAAAGGCGCGAAAGAAATAGATTGGCAATATTTTGACGCATTGCTTAACGCTGTACCGCGTAAAGGGGTTGCGTTCACATATACGCATTTTGATTGGCGTGATTGGTTTCGCAAACAAAAGCGCGGGATAGATCACCCCAAAGGTAAAACCGTTGTCAATTATTCCGCGGACAATTTACAAGATGCGGCAATTGCGGCGGGCGCGGTTCCTACGGTGACCGTTGTTGATGAGGCCAAATGGCAAGGGAAAAAATGGTTTCCTGTCGAATTGGAAATTGAATATGCGCGTGATGATGTCCCAAACGAAAAGCACACCGTTGTGCGATGTCCCGCAGAATACCGCGACATATCTTGCGCTCAATGTGGAGACGGCGAGCCGTTTTGCGCCCGTTTAAATCGTAAATTTATTATTGGTTTTACGGCGCACGGTCCGAATAAACGCAAGGCCGCGGACGAAACCGCTCAGGGGGGTTGCTATGCCGCGCAAGGTAATTGCCGCATATGGTGGCAAGATACCGCAGAAAGTGAACAAAGCGAAACCGACGGGGAAAAGTTAACGCGCTTTGTTTCTGGCCTGCCTCCGCGTTCAATCGTTCGGCACCATGTTGCGGGGGATATCGGCAAATAAACTTTTAAAAAGTTTTACCTTGCATAATATGGGAAAATATAAGAGAATACGGGGCGGGCGCAATCCTGCCCCGTTTTTTATGAGGTAAATCAAAATGCAAATTGAAAATCAAAAAGGTGACCTATACGCTTTGATGGCAAAAGTTAAAGAACAGCACGAAAAGCAAGGCGATGTTATAATAAGCACCGCGCAGCTGCAAAAAGCAACCGACGCGGAGGGCAACCCGCAAATCATTATTGAACAAAACGGCGGCGAGCCAACCCGCATTTTAGACGTTAATGACCACGCGCACGGCCAAATAGCGGCGGCGGCTGAAATTGACGCTAGAACAGCACGGCGCTTGCAAGCCAGTTACCCGCAGGAATATGACGCTTTGATCAACGCGCGTTGGCAAAAAGAACCGTTGAACCGTATGGTTCGGACATATTTGGAAGTGGAAGAGACACGCGGGCAAGCACGTGCTTTTGTTTCTGATAAGTTTAAAACTTTTGACAATAAAAATTTGCTGGAAGCCGCATTGCCCCAACTGATTGAAAGTGATGCGCAATGGCAAGTTGTAAACGCTAACGTTACTGACAAGCGCTTAAATTTGCGTTTAAAAAGTTTAGTGCAATTAGGGCAAGCCGCCGTTGGGGATAAAATGGCCAATGGCATCGGCTTGTCAAATAGTGAAGTTGGCGCGGGCGCTGTAACGGTTTATCAAACCATTTGGACACTTGCTTGCCTTAACGGGATGCAAACCGAAAACCGCAACCGCTCTAGCCATATTACAAGCGCGCGTGATAGCTCAGATTATGGTCTATTATCTAATGAGGCTAAAGACGCGGACAATTTAGCACTTGCTTTAAAATTGCGCGATTTAACGGGCGCATATGCGAGCCGCGACACGTTCGATAAGGTGCTTGATCAAATGAACGCCGCGCATGGTGACATTATTGAGGGCGAATTTTCCGAAATACCGGTGCGCGTCGGATCCGTTTTAAAACTGACTAAAAAAGAAAATACTGACGTTTTAAATGGTTTGATGGCCACCATTGGCCAAAGCGGTTATGAGCAGGGCAAGCCATTGACCCGCGCAACGCTAGTCAATGCTGTAACGGCGGTTGCAAATAAATGTGATGCGGACGACGTTGACACGTGGCAACAGCGCGGCGGCAAGCTTTTGAATTTATCAACCCGCGACTGGCAACGCATTGCCGCATAAAACGGTTGCCAAGTGGCAACGGTTGTCACTTGGCATTTAATATTTACATATGCGCAAATATGCGTTTATATGAGGGCGGGCAATCCCGCCCTTTTTTATGAGGTAATAAAATGAATACTGAAAACGCAAACGCCCCCGCTTGGACAAGCGCCGTCAACGTGGCAGAACAAACCGTCGCGCAGCTAAAGGAAGACAACGAACGTTTGACGCAGGCTCTTAACATGTTGCAGGAAGACAAAGCGAAATTGGGGGTTTATTTGTTTAATCTTATTTCGGAACCGCTCGACTCTTGGTTAGATGAAAAGGCCCCCGATTTTTTGGAAACGCATTTTGACATTTCGGATTATACAGATGATATCGCGGACGCCTTGCCAGAACGTGAGCTTGATTTTGATAGCTATCAAGATGAAATCCGCGACGTCGTTCAGGATATCGTGAAATATGCCGAAGTTAAAATCATGGTGTAAATGATGACTGAACAGCAACGCGACGCAATCAAGCGCATTCACGCAAACCATGATATCAAGATGCCCCTGCATTTATATCTGGAAACGGCGCGGCCCGAGATTGGTTGGCCAGACAGTCTAATTATTAAGGCTAACGATCTTGTGATTGGTATTGAACCGGACGGCTACGCGCACACATAAAAAGCGCCTTGGTTGCGCTCATTGGCTCGCCAGTTCGTTCTGGCGGGCCTTTTTTATTTGTCTTTAAAACTTGCGCCCGCCGCCCGCCCTCTTTCGTTCTTAAACGTATGACCGTGGCGCGTGGCGCGTGGGTGGCGGCACCGGATCCGCCGATTGCGTGGCGCGGCTGCGCGACGGTTGCACCGGCTGGCACGGTTCGCGGCTCTTTTTTATTGGCAGGGGCCCCTGCTTATCGGGTCAAATTGCGCAGTTTTCGCGCCAGATTCCGCGGATTTTTGGCCGCGCACAGGGGTTTGCGCCACGGGTGCATGGGCCATGTTTTTGACAAATAATCATGTAGAAAATACATTTGGTTTGCGTTAAGTTACATAAAATCGCATAGGGGCCCCCGATGAATGCAACTGTAGGTTCAGTCGAAGATAAAGTGTTAAAGTTGCAGTTGCGTTTAGCGCAATTGGAGAAGAACGAGTTAGCGCAAAATAGTTTTCTACATTTTGTACATGCTATGTGGCCAGAGTTTATATCTGGTAGGCACCATAGAATTATCGCTGAGAAGCTTCAGCGGGTCGCGAGCGGCGATTTAAAGCGCTTGATTATTAACATGGCTCCGCGGCACACGAAGAGTGAGTTTGCGTCTTTTTTGTTTCCTGCTTGGATGATGGGTCAGAACCCTCGGATGAAGATTATTCAGGCGACGCACACGACTGAGTTGGCTGTTGGTTTTGGTCGAAAGACGAAGAACCTTTTGGACACGGATGAGTACAAGGAGATTTTTCCTGATGTGCGGTTAGCTGCGGATAGTAAGGCTTCTGGTCGGTGGGACACGAGCCGTGGCGGGATGTATTATGCTGTTGGTGTTGGGAGTAACTTGGCGGGTCGTGGTGGTGATTTGGTAATTATTGATGATCCACATTCTGAGCAGACGGCTATGAGTAACAGTGGTTTTGATGATGCATGGGATTGGTATACTGGGGGCCCTCGTCAGCGTTTACAGCCGGGTGGTAGTATAGTTTTGGTTCAGACTCGTTGGTCTGAGAAAGATATGACGGGTCAGTTATTGCGGGCTATGGCTAAGGATCCTTTGGCGGATCAGTGGGAGGTTGTTGAGTTACCTGCGATATTTGATGATGGTAAGCCGTGTTGGCCTGAGTACTGGAGTTTGGAGGATTTAACTGCGGTTAAGGCTTCTATTCCGCCTAGTAAGTGGAATGCGCAGTATCAGCAGAAGCCGACTGGTGAGGAGAATGCGATCATACCGCGGGAGTGGTGGCGTATTTGGGAGGGTGAGAACATCCCTCAATTGCAGTATGTGATACAGAGTTATGATACTGCGTTTACGAAGCGTGAGCGTTCTGATTTTAGTGCGATTACGACATGGGGTGTGTTTTATCCGGAGGAGGGTGGTCCGCCTAATTTGATATTGTTGGATGCGAAGAAGGGTCGGTATGATTTTCCTGAGTTAAAGGCATTGGCGTTTGAGGAGTATGAGTATTGGGATCCTGATACGGTGATTATTGAGGCGAAGGCGAGTGGATTGCCATTGACGCATGAGATGCGGCAGACGGGTATACCTGTTGTGAATTTCACTCCTAGTAAGGGGAATGACAAGGTAAGTCGTGTTTATGCTGTGACTCCGTTGTTTGAGGCTGGTATGGTTTGGGCCCCCGATAAGAGTTGGGCGGAGGAGTTGATTGAGGAGGTTGCGGCGTTTCCGGAGGGGGAGTATGACGATTTAGTGGATAGCATGACGCAGGCGTTAATGCGGTATCGTCAGGGGAACTTTATTCAGTTACCAACAGATGATTGGCAAGATGTAGAAAAGTCTGCTATGGTTAGGGCGTATTACTAGGAGAGTCGGATGGCGCGGGCACCTATTGGCGGTTTGATGGACACGAATGTTCCGTCTCAGTTGGACGAGGCGGATCTGAGTGCTGAGTTAGAATTAGAGATACCGGATTCCCAAGAAACTTCTTTGATGCTTGATAGCGGGGAGGAGATTGAGGTTGTAGAGGAGGATGACGGGAGTGTTCTTGTAGACTTTGATCCTTCTGAGGACATGGCGGATGTTGGGTTTGATGAGAACTTGGCGGATGTTATGGATGACCGTGAGTTGGGTGCGATTGCATCTGAGTTGATGGGGGAGTTTGACGCGAACAAGGCCAGTCGTCAGGAATGGGAAGATGCGTATACTGAGGGGTTAGAGCTTTTGGGCTTTAACTATCAGGAGCGGACGGAGCCGTTTCGTGGAGCCTCTGGTGTGACTCATCCGTTATTAGCGGAGGCTGCGACGCAGTTTCAGGCGCAGGCGTTTAACGAGTTATTGCCGTCATCTGGACCTGTTCGGACTGCTATTATGGGTGATGAGACTCGTGAGAAGCAGGATCAGGCGTCACGTGTTCGTGGGTTTATGAATTATTACATTACGAATGTGATGGATGATTACACGCCTGACATGGATCAGATGTTGTTTTATTTACCGTTGGCGGGAAGTACGTTTAAGAAGGTTTATTACGATGAGGTAATGGGCCGTGCGGTAAGTAAGTTTGTCCCTGCGGAGCAGTTGGTTGTTCCGTATGAAACCTCTGATTTGGATACGTGTTCTAATCTTGCGCATGTTATTCGGATGAATTTGAATGATTTACGCAAGCAACAATTAGCGGGCATTTATCGGGATATACCTATAATTCCTCAACAGGGTGAAGCGGATGAGGTACAGGGTGAGTTGGATCGTATTACGGGATTTGAGCCCGGAAGTATTGATTATGACTGTACTTTAATAGAGTTCCACGCTGATTTGGACCTTGAGGGGTTTGAAGATGAGGATGATGAGGGGGAGCCTACAGGCATTAAGGTTCCTTATATTGTGACGATTTCGCAGGATAATGGGCAGATTTTGTCTATTCGGCGTAATTATCGCGAGGACGATGAGTTAAAGCGTAAGATACAATACTTTGTACATTACAAGTTTTTACCGGGCTTTGGTTTTTATGGGTTGGGGTTGATCCATACGATTGGTGGTTTGTCACGAACTGCCACGGCGGCGCTGCGACAGTTGATCGACGCTGGTACGTTGTCCAATCTCCCAGCGGGTTTCAAGGCCCGCGGACTACGGATCAGGGACGACGATGATCCGTTGCAGCCGGGTGAGTTCAGAGATGTGGACGCGCCGGGAGGGGCTATTCGTGACAGCCTGATGCCGCTGCCATTTAAGGGTCCGGACCAGACTTTGTTCCAGTTGTTGGGTTTTGTGGTTCAGGCGGGTCAGAGGTTTGCGACTATTACTGACATGAAGGTTGGTGATGGTAATCAGAACGCTGCGGTAGGTACGACGTTGGCTATGCTGGAGCAGGGTTCGCGAGTAATGAGTGCTGTACATAAGCGGCTTCATTATGCGATGCGGATTGAGTTTAAGTTGCTTTCGCGAGTGATGAGCGAGTTCTTGCCGCAAGAGTATCCGTATACTGTTGAGGGCGGTAATCAGTCTGTGATGGCGTCTGATTTCGATGATCGTGTGGACATTGTTCCGGTCAGTAATCCGAATACGTTTAGTCAGGCGCAGCGGATAGCGTTGGCTCAGACTAAGATGCAGTTGGCTGGAGCGGCCCCTGAGTTGCATAATATGCACGAGGTGTATCGTGATATGTATGAGGCGATTGGTGTTACGGATGTTGATCGTTTAATGAAGAAGGTTCCGGACGAGGAGCCACGGCCCTTGGACCCTGCTTCTGAAAATATTAACGCGATGGACATGGTTGAGTTGAATGCGTTTCAGGGTCAGAACCATCAGGCGCATATTATGGCTCACTTGGTGTTTGCGTCTAGTCCTATGACGGCAAGTATGCCGCCTGTTGCGATGTCGATACAAAAGCATGTTATGGAGCATGTGAAGTTGCAGGCGGAAGAGCAGGCGATGATGCAGTTACAGCAAGCTGGACCGATGCCCGCGGACCAACAGGAGATGCAGTTGCAGGGTTTAATTGCGCAAGGTGTTGCGCAAGGTATGCAGCAAGTTAAGCAGATGAGCGCACAAGTCTCTGGTCAGGGCCCGGATCCTTTGATAAAGTTGAAGGAGCAGGAGTTGCAGATCAAGTCTCAAGCGGAGCAGGCGGATGCGCAGTTGGATCAGGCAAAATTGCAGCTTGATGCGCAGAACCAGCAGATGCGGGCGCAACAGTTTGATAAGCGGCTCGCGAGCCAAGAGGCTATGACGCAGGCGCGTATTGACAGTGCGATGCAGCGTGAAGTTATGAAGCAAAGGGGTCAGTAATGGCAAGTGTAAAGATTGTGACGAATACACCGGGCGCGGCACCTAAACCGCAGAAATACGCTGATATTAAGGATCAAGGGAAGATTCCTTATTGTCAGATGGAAGATATTGCCACGCCAAA